ACTGCATTACTGCTTGTTAGACTGCCTCTTGCGTTCTCATGTACATCACTAGTGTCTATCGCCTTAGGATATACAGACTGGTTGTATTCGTCTGTACTGTCATCTGTGCTACGTCTGTTAGGATCATTAAACCCACTATTAGGATTACCTAGTGTGTCAGGTGTACCAGGTATACCACCAAGTACATACGGCTCTTGTCTATCTTCGTCAAAGAAACCTATGAGTACCCAAGTGCCTTCTACAAAGAAAGACGGAGTAGTGCCCAAACCTGAGTTACTGCCATCGTGTGTTAATACTGTCGCCCATGGTAGATCACTGGTAGGTAACTGCACCTTGTCCTCTGTGTGTAGTCCTAATACACGAACTCTCAGTCTACCTAACTGTTTAGGATCGTTGCGACTCTCTACTACGCCGTAATAAGTTTTCATTTAAAATTTTTTTCCTGTCGATAAGTTGTTTGTTTTATACCACTAGACTTACTATTCTTTTGTACCTTTGCGTAATTTACAGACTTTACAGGTTCTTGTAAATCTTGTAAACGTTTCTTCTCTAAAAGGTCATATAAATCAAGTGTTTTTTCACTACGCAATACCTTCATTCTATGTTCTATCCAGTCTTTCATTATATCTCTATTACACCTCTTGCATTGGTTTCATTGTCTTCTATTCTCTCTCCTCGTAGTCTTGTATTCGATCTATAGTCTGATTTGACACAGGTAAATGTTGTTGTATATTTCTGTGGTGAAACGGTGTGTACTAAGTCTCTTATCAGATATCGTCCACTTAGAAAGATATCATGTACTCGTTTGTTCTCTACATTTAAACTTTCAAAAGAAGGTAAATTTAATGTAACCATATCACCTGCAGCAAGATTAGTATTACCAGGTACTGTACACTTCACGACTATATCATTCATACTCGCTTTATCTTGCAATCGTACTTGTTTTAATTCTGTTTTATTCTCGTAGTTATTTGTATCTGTATTCGATTGTGTATGTAGTGTATCATCTTGCGTCTCTACGGTGATGACTGAATTAAACATATCGAAAAGAGTACGGTTTTGCTTATCGCCTGGTTCTCGAATATCGTTGTAGATCGGAAAAGGCGTCTTCTCGGCGTGATTGTCTAAAACGTCTCGTACTCGGAAGTTGAGATCATAGTTATGTTGTGTCTTTGTAAATCTTTTATTATTACGTTGATAATTGTATTGTGTGTTAGCGATTTGACCACTAGCGATTGCACCGAGAATGTCTCCTTGTTTCTCTACTCGATACTCTGTGATACTGTGCATATCGGATGCAACGTCTTTACCACCTGGGTTCTGTGTTTGATCAAAGTATTCAATACTGTCTTCGTTCTCGTAATGTTTGTGTAATGGTTTAAATTGAAAACCTCTATGATTTTCATAAAATTGTGCATTGTTACGTCTTGCAAGCATTTTGATGAAAGAAAACATCTTCATACGGTTACCTAGTAATTTGTTGTAATAGTTTGTATATTGTGATACGAAGATAGGTTTGTTTGTAAAATCTTTTGTACACTTTGATAATATATCACTCGCTGTACCTTCAAAAGCACTCTCTACTCTTGTCTGTTCATTACGAATACCTTCTCTTGTGGTGAAATGTAACGTATAGACTTGTTGTCTTTCGTTTGTCTTGATCTGATTATCTACTTTATAGACACGACCTCGATGTTTAAAAAAATCAATACTCTCGTTGTCTGGTAATTCTAATTTAAACTCTATTTCTTCTTGTCCAGTCAACGGCATATTCATCTTGATGTTACCTGTATCTGCAATCGTAACGTTTCCATACATCGCTGGTTTTGTAATACTCTCGTAGATGTTGAGTTCTAGAAATACACTACGCAAGTTGAGTGGATCTGCTTGACCTAGAATATTAATCTCTGGCATAAAGAAATCACCAGCGAAACTAATTTCGTCTGTAAATAAAGGCATTATATTGGTCTCTTAATTAGTTGCTCAAACTCTTTTCTAAATTGCGACACATATACCTTATCTAATAGTCGTATGCGTCTTTTGTTGTCGTTAGAAGTCTGTTCATATTCATAATTCGTTACAGGTAACGCACCCTCTGTATCACTTGCGACTATCAATTTCTTTGTTGTGTCACCACTAGTCGCATTAATCTCATAATGATGAATACCGCTTGGACTGCTATACTTATCATTCACAAAGTCAGACAATGCGACTTGGTCTAGTGGCCAATCATAACGGGAGGTTATGTTGTTTACTGTAACTATTATCCAATGTAATTTTGTATCACCATAATATTTAAAAGCGACTGTATCAGGTTGTTCACCGTCTCTTACGTCATATGTATCAAATACTAAAGTATTCGCTTTGACGTTACTTTTTAGGTTGACACGGCGTACAATATCTGTTATAAGTGTCTTTGTTTCTGTATCTGATAGGTCATATGCGTATGCAGGAAAATTTTCAAAGTATGACATTAGAATCCTTCCAGAACTTTTTCTTTTGTCATGATTTCTGTTTCGACAAATTGTAATTTTAAATTGTATTCTATTGGTGCAGGTGTTTCCATATCTTCGGTCATGATGTGTTGACTTTCACCTCCAGGTCCATAACTTACTTCAACAGTTTCTAGTACGCAACCAGAAACAAACGGATACCATTGACTTTCTTTACCTTTGTACATATACTGTATATCAAACTCACCAGGAAAGATTAAATGTCTTCCTATCTTTTGTTCTGATACTCTTTCTGGTAATGAATGAAACTTGAATAACTTAATAATCTTGTTTATTGTCTCTAATTCTTTTTTACTGCGTGGTATCAATCTAAACTCGAAACTGAATGTACGCAAATCAACACCTGTGAAGATTGCTTCTACAGCATTGTTCAATGCACGTTGCGTTCCTTTACGAACTACACCAGTTAAATCACCACCTCCTACTAAATCTACTAATGCACCTGTTACTTGTAGACCAACCGTGTCCATAAGTGCGTCTCTTATCGTATTAAACGTACCTTCTGAACCTACTTTTGATAATAAGTCGTCAACATTTTGTGCACCTATCAAATCTTGTCCTAAAACACCTGAAAGTCCTGTCTCTGATTTTTGATATGACGCACCTACATTATTTGATAAGTTGTTAGGTAAATATAATGCGACTGTATCAGATGATTTTTTGAGACGACCACTCGTTCTCATACTTCCTGACATAGATTTGTTCTTTGAATTTCTTTCTAAACTATTGAGTGCGTCTCCATCTAAGTTTGATACGCCACCACTATAATTAAGACCTTCTTTTTTTGATATGTGATCTACTTTGTTTGATGATTGTTTTACACCTAATGCTTTTTGAAAACCTGGATCTATATCGTCAGTTGTTTGTCTTTCTTGTACCTCTGTTCTTGAACCTAAGTATTGACTTTGCGATACTTCATAAAAATGAAATAACAAATAGTGACCAAACTCGTTTGTACCTAAGTCTTCAGGATAACGTAATGTGCCGTATGAAAATCTATCATCATTCATACCTTTAAATGGATCTGTTGATGAGAATCCTGCACCTCGACTATTTCGTATAGGTGCTGATGATGTTACTCCTGCATTACCAGCGCTTGTCACACCACCAAATAATTTGTTTCGTAGTTTGCTTGCTAAAGTATTCCTTGACATATTACTATTTATCTGTTATAACGGAGGTATTGTAGACCAATGTTTAAGATGATCCTCTGTAATCAACTGAAAATTGTAACCTCTTTTATCACAATACTTTCTACACGCTTTCCATTTTGCGTCATTGATTACATATTGCTCTGCTTGATACTTCCATGTCTTCGTCTTGCGTTTAGGTATGCGTGGTGGTTGTGTCTGTGATTTTGGCTTGACTTCCCACACGGTTTCTGTTATAGTGCCTTCATTGTTACGATATTTAAGGTATACATCAGGAAAATATCTGTGTATTTTGTTGTCTAGAGGATGACGATACGGTACAAAAAATTCTTCACTTGCCCATTGCATAATCGCTGGGTTACTATCTAAAT